GCAGTAGCGATTGATGCGATTTTTGCATCTCTGCNNNNTNNNACGTACTATCATTGTGGAAAATATCGACCTTGTAGCGCAAATAGGACATCTGTTCTGTATCATCTGTAATCTCGTAAGGCTTGTTTTCCTCTTCTAAGTAGATGATAACCGGGAAATTCTCCCAATCCTGCGGATAAGTATCTGTCACATTGTCCGCAACCTCTTTCAATTTCTTGTAAATGATGGGCTTAATATTTATCATTTGCTGACCTCTTCAATCAATTTTCGCTTAACATATCTGTTGATGTTCTTAGTGACCCGTTCCTCATTATCCTTAAGTGCTGGATAAAGATACGGTTGGGCAACTTGACCAAACATCTTGTAAAACTCGCCAATCTTGGGGAAACGATAAGGACCGGCATCAATCTGAGACTCGTGGACATACCAAGGTGTGCTTCGATAGGACACGCTGACTTCTGGCGAAATGCCTGCATGGTTTGTTGCGCCTTTTGGACCTGTTCCAAATTCGACAAATCCACCATGGTCCGACGTACTTACGACTTCAGCTCTTGGATTCCCAGGCTTGGACATGCGGACCTTGATACCCGCTCTCAAATCACCATCGTTGACAGGAGCTCGCAACTTTGCATCAGCTTGTACAACATTCTTAGCAGCGTTGTGTACAGCTTTCGCTATGATTTCGGTCTGTCGTTGACTAGACAATCGTTTGAGCTTCGAGATTAACCTATCAGCACCTATCAATCGCGACATTGTTCCAACTCCAAGACTTGATGATTTGTATATCGCTTTATGGATATGACTTTATGGGTTACTTTATCGCTGTTGATACAAAAGCCATCGCCTTCATCTATAAGAGTCTCACGGTCTACCAAGCAATTCAAAATATATGCCAATCTCTGACCGTATATCTCAGCTTGTAAACGACCACTAGCAGGCCATATCTCGGCCCGTATCTCAGTAGAAACATCGCTGTAAGTAGCTTTCTTGATACCCTCATCACTCGTCACTATGACAGCTTTACGAATCAGATACGGCTTCAGTCGGTTTCGCTTCAAACGCACGACCTGCCACCCTTGCGAGTCTATGACTCCGAATACCATTCAAAATAGTATCTGACAGCCCGTCTTTATAAGACACAGACACGCCCCCTTCACTCCGTGATGTTTCGCCCTCGCTTCCTTGGCGATTGAACAACTCGAGTGCCACTTCCAGTTGCAAACCTTCCAGCGCTGGCGTAAGCTGACTTCGATTTGTCTCAGTCAAAATGATATTTTTTGCCCTCAAAAGCAAAGACGAGAGGATTTTATCATCACTCTCGCCTGTTAAAGTTTTTAAATCTTCTAGCATATCCGCCCCCTATTTTGCAGGAGCTTCTGCTCCTTTGGTCTTGATTTCTTCAATGTAATCAGCCAAATTCACGTCTTGCAATTTAGCGTTTTTCTTCATCTGCTTATGACGTTCCTTGGTCAATTCGATGATATCGTTAACACGATGAACAAAACCAAGTTCGTCATCAGTAAACTCTTTTAATACCTTAAAGCGCATTTAGGGCCTCCTAGACAATCTCTTTCCAGTTGGCTGAATCGCTACCAGGAGCTGTTGAGGATGAATTTACTTTCTTAGTGGCTTCAAACAACTTACCTTCGTTCTGTACACGAGCACCAGCTTCATAAGTTGCACCAGATACCCACTGCTCTGCACGGATGTTTAATTCGCCTTGTGCGCTTGGCTTCGCTTCTGGTTTAGAGGTCGCAATAGAAATGATGTACTTCTGGTCAAAATCAAAGACAAATGCTCCAGTATACAGCAATTGTTCCACCAACTCACCAAAACGACCTGGGATGTTGTTGTTATACTTCGTTTCATCTACTTGGATAGGCGAAACGACTACCCCGCCGATTGTCGCAACAGCTTGTACGCCTTTAAGGTACTTAGATGGTACTTTGTAAACCGTGAATGTATCCAACTGACCGACATAACCTTTGTAAAGCACAGTTTGATTGGTGTCTCCTTGTGGAAGGTTGACAATTTCTGACTTAATCGCTTTATAAAATGCTGGCGTCACAAACAACAAGCGGTTTTCCACTACGTCCAATTCATCCAATTTCTCAGAAACATCCAAGACAGCTTGGTAAGAATTATTAGCACCTTTAGTATTAGCTGGTACGACATTATCGCTGACATTACCAAGAAGAGCGTCAAAACGAAGATGGTCTAAGTACGGCGCCACAACTTCGGCAGCTTGACGAGCGACAACATAATTGACATTGACTTCACCGTTTGAATCACGCTCATCTAGACGATCCACAAAACGCCCCCAGTATTTTTCTTGGTCCAGAGTGTATGTGCGTTCTTCTGTTTGTGCATGGTCGAACTCATTGTCAGCATTACGCTTGTAGTCTTTGAGTTCTGTTGTGTCAGATTTTGTAACAGTAAATGAACGCCCGTTCATTTCCACTGCATCATTCGATAGCAAAAGCGGAGCTGAGTAAGATTTTTTAGCAACAACTTTCTCGATAATCCCTAAGAATTTTTCACGGGATGTTGCGGTGTTAATATTTTCAAATGGCATATTTTATTTTTCCTTTCTTATTTCAAAAAATCACGTTCCCACTTTTCAACGGTTGGTTGTTCTTGTGGCGCTTTCTTCATCGGTGCACTTCCTTTGGTCTTATCAGCAACACCTTTCAAGACTGCTGCTTCCCAAGTCTTTTGAATAGCATCAATGGAATCACGTACACTATCAGCGTCAGCAAGATTAACCACGTCTACTAACTCGATTGGTAAGCCACGTTCGCTTAAAATCGTCTTAGCTTCAGCGGTTAGCTCTCGGCGTGTGATTTCTGCTTCACGGTCAGCAAGGTCCTGTTCACGCTTATCAAGCTGGTACTTCTGCTTGTCTTCAGCGTTCATCTTGGCTAATTTCTTAGCTTCTGATTCAGCTTTTTCCTGCTCTGCTTTCCATTTAGCAAATTCCTTGTCAATGATAGCATCAACATCGGCATCGGTGTACTTCTTTTCGTCTTTCGGGTCTGTTGTGACTTGTTCAGGTTCAGCTGCTACCTGTTTGTCATCTTCGACCGCTTCGACTGTTTGTGTTTCTTCGTTCATTGCGAACCTCCTATTTTTAAAGTCGTCCCCGACTGTTTTTCCATAGCTTTTACCGTCTTCAATGCTTGGACCAAAAAGAAAACTGGTCAATTTCGACCAGTTTAAAGTAATTTAGAGTAGTTTCAAGCAGTCTTTCCTGCTGTCAAGATGAGTGACCACCTCCTCACATAGAATCCAAAACACTGCGAAAACCAACAATATTTTGGGGTCCAATCGCCTCATAAGTATCATTGAAAATATCTTCCTTACATGGATATATTTCTCCGTGGATACCTTTAATAATATAACAGCCTTCGTCAGCTCGCATTACACCTTCCAAAGTCAAAATGTACAACGTGTTTGTTTCTTCGTCATAGTTAAGTTGACTTCTACCACAAAGACTGTAAACATCTTCAAAATTTCTACCGTTCCACTGAACTGCTTCAATTTCAACAGGTTTCTTACGATAACGCATTTTTTACTCCTTTATTTACGACTAAACCAAGACTTCTTGGACAGCTTGTTAGCTACTTTCTTTTCAAGATAATCAAATCTCGAATTCGTAGCCTGGGCGTTGCGTTCGATAATATTCTCTAGCTCAGCCACACGATTATATAGCCGGTTTTGACCGTTGACGATAATGTCTATCGTTGTAGAAATAGCCAGTAGCCATTGTTCCAAAGCTTGTATTAGACGATATTTCTTTTTAATCCGCTTATTCATGGCGTTCTCCTTTCCAAAAATTATAATCTTTTAGTGACCTTACCACACTTCTTGCAATAATAAAAATCAATCTTATAATGCCCTAAATCTTTGAACCAAAAATCATGAACACATAAGAAAGTCTTGATGAACCATTTTTTTATTTTACTTAGTTGGTACATACTCCCTCCTATTTTCTGCAACAAAAAAGCACTCGACTACTTGAGTGCTTATTTAAATAATTGGTCTGCCTTCTGCATATGCTTTTTTTGCTTCTTCTAACGTCATCTTATTTGGACCGCCGTCAATATTTGTTTCACCAGTGTTTTCCCAATTACATTCGCACACATCAAATAACATGACATTCCGTCCACAAACAGGGCAGCGAATGTACTCTTCTCCATCAATCAGGAAAATCTCGTTTGTAGTTTTCATAATAGTATTTCTCACCTTCATCTGGTTTTAACATTGTGTTCAATCGCGCCTGATTATTTTTGTTTCGCCGACCTATTACGATAATGTTCTCAGCCTTATCATAGCGAACTCTACGTCCACCCTCGGTCTCATAACCCAAAATATTTTCATCGGTAGGACTAGCAATCAGTTCCGATGCAAGTTTTCGATACTCTTCTTTAGTCAAACTTGGAAACTCATGACCGTGTTTCTCAAAATGACCATTAAAAGACTTCTCAGACGGGAATTTCGCTTTTATCCATCTAGCTTGGTCCTGTAACTGTCCATATCCCTCTTTATCATTATACTTCAAATCAATATAGTCTTCAAGCGATTTAGGGGCTTTATCTCCAAGAATTGACTTATATTTCTCGTACTGGTTATTGGCACGTTCAATCTTCCAAATGTCCAAGTTATCCGCCTTGTATTTTGGTTTGACATACTTCTCATACCAATCTTTATACGTCATATTGGCAGGGACTTGAATAGTTTTGCCTGTCACTGGGTCTCTGGCGCTTCTGGTTGCTTTGGCTAACCATTCTGAATCGTCTGATGCTATTGTATCCGACCGACACCAAGGATGCATAGGAGGATAGTTCTTGCCAGTTATCCGTTCACTAACTTTGTAGATTTTACCATCATGCTCTCGACAGATACTTGACGTTCTCAAATCTAATGTTGCGAGAAAACGATAATATTCCACATCTGCTTCTTCATAAGCCTTCGCTTCCATTTCTGCATGGAAATAACTCGTTTCTGTTCGAATCAACCGTCGAGCATTTTGACTCCCTTTTCCGAATTGAGCCTCAATGACTTCTGCGGTCTCGTGAGCTGACCGACCCGTTAACAGACTGACTGCCAATTGCTTTTGTAATTCACTTGCTAAGGCTTGAGTATTACCCCAAATCCTTTCAGAGTAATTCGCTCCCAGCCATGGCGTTTGCTGGATAGCTCTGATTTCCTCTGGGTCAATCCTGTTAAAAGCAAATGCCACACCAGACTGCTGCTGCAAATCAAAAACAGAGTGATAATAAGCATCTGGAATAAACTCATCATAGAAGGCTCTAGAAGCCTCATTTTCGGCTTTATACAATCGGGTGGGTAAATTATCCACCTCACGTTGCAAAGCCTCGTATCGCTCAATTCTGGAAGCGTAGGGAGCCAAATCTAACAAGATAAGCAACTGCCGTATCTCTTCACTGTCCGTTGTATTCTGTAAAGCTAATTTTAACTCCCGAATATCCGATAGATTCTTGACATTATCTAACACTCTTCTTGCTTCATCTTCCGTCAGTCCGTGGTCTCTGCGATAACTCTCAAAAATCTGGTCTATCTTAGAAGTGATATGCCTACTTGCTAGCTTGTGAATTTCATCGAGTTGTTTTGCGGTTTGCTCTGCCTTGTCCATTTCTTGAACCATTCGCTGAGCTTTCCGCTTCTCCCAATACTTCTGATTGTCCATCTGTCACGCTCTCTTCATAAGGCAAATTCTGGCTAAATGCAGGTTCTTCTTGCGCAGCCTCTTTTTCTTTTTCAAGCGCCTCAATCTCTGCATCTGGGTCTTCCACAAACGGCAAGAGCGAAATAAGTTGGCGTAGACTAACCTTGTCTTTGAGATTGCTGATAATTTGGGAAAGTTCCAACAAATTCTTTGGCAAACCACGGCTAAACTGCGGAATAATCGCCTTAGCATTTTCGTAAATCTGAGACCAGTTGTAATAATTCGCAAAAATCTGTATGCGTTTGTGTAAAGATTTGATATAGTATCGCTCTTTGGTCTTGGTAATCATTTCAAGGCCCAAAAGCTTAAATTCCATAGCTACCCCTGATGTATTCCCTGCGAAATTCTCATCTGAGAGATTGGGGACGTGGCTAAAAGTGTAAATATCTTCTTTCAGCGCCTTACGAAGTACTTCGACCGTAGCCTCATCCAAGACATTCTTCAAGAACTCAGCACTTGCGTCTTTAGGGAGTTCTAACAATCCTTCTTCTCGCAGTATCTCCATCGCTTCTTTTGCTTCTTCCGGTGTATCCGCCAGCGCTGCGCCATATAAGACCAAAATAGAATCAATAGCTTGTTCCTTGTCATTCACACGGTTGCCCATCAGTGAGTTATACGCATCTATCAAGCTAATCTGTTGCTCATAATCTCCGACCATATAGCGATTGTTTCGATATTCAATAATAGGCAGGGCTCCGAGATTATGCGGAACACCCTCTTCTGACTCTTTCTTTTGCTCACGTAAAGACATGCTATATTGCAGGTTCTCTGTCAATACCTGAGCTCGATAATACGTCTCTTCCGTCACATCGTCCTTCGTTTGATAATAATAGACCGCAAACAAAGGTTTCTGTTCAATCGAATCATCATAAACAATAAAAGTGTTCTCTGGTTCTAGACTGCGAGTTACCAGCTCATTTTCATCCTCTTTGACATAGATGTACTCATAAGCCCTGCCGTAGATTGCCATGTTCAAAGCGTTGTCTAAGTCTGTCGAATCAACATCTGCACTATCGAAAGTTTTTAGCAAATCCTCGATGTCCATATCGTCGGTCTTAGGATAGCGGATAGCATTGCCCATAAAGTAACCTGTGGCGGTATCCGCAATATCCTTAGCATGATTAGCAACCGTCTTAAAATTTGGCAGATTACTTCTGCGTGTGTGCTTCTCAATAGCATGTTTTCCAAGGTAGTAATCTTTTAGCTTCTTGAGTTTACTACTGGTCTGGTCATGCTTTACTATCAATTTGTAAATGATATCCTTATCTAAATTCTGCTCGTTATACAACGAGCGACTATAGACCAATACTTCTTCCATTTTTGCTCCTTTCTACAAGCCGTAAAGCGATTTGCGTTTGACTTTGGCTTTAGTTCTAATTTTGTCATTAATTGCTTCGACTACGCCTGTCAGTGCATCTGCAGCATCATCATGAGCATTCTTACCTTCTCTTTGATAGCTCATAAGATTTTGATATAATTCTGACCAACGATGTCTCCAATTTTCAGGGAAATAGATATGCTCTATTGCCCAGGTCGTATTGGTCAAAATTCTTGCTTGTTTATTTTGAGACTGATGAAACCAATTAAAAACTGTATATCGGTTTTGGTAGCTATCTTGCGTCAAACGTTCAACGTTTCTAGCGAATCCGCGACCGCCATTATTACTTTCGATGTCACATGTATTGACTTGCCACTCTGCTAGTTTTTGAGCTAGCAAAGGCTCTGTTACTTCCATCGGTTCCTTTGTGAAAACAACGTCCAAGATATACGCTTCATTGTCCATAGTGACGCCGTAGATATAACTAGCTAGATAGTCCTTGCCTGTATCTGCCGTATCAGTGTAAGCACTAATACGCTTAAATGTCGGCTTGTCAACATAGGTTTTAAATCCACTGTACAACCTGCCCTTGATGTCAATAGGTTCTTGCTGGTAGTTCGCAGACGCAATATCAGCTCCCATAGTCTTAGTCTTTTGAAGATAAGCTTGTTTACTCAATACTTCGTCACAAAGCATCGTATCCGTAGCTTCGTCGTAAGCTTTCATGCTAATGTGCTTGACTTTGTAATCAGACTTAGGAAGTTCAATCAGCGCCTTACCTGCCAAATCTTGCGAATGCCAACGTGTCATGATAATAATGATTTTTCCGCCCTCTTCAAGACGTGAAAGCATCGTGTTCGTGAACCACTCCCAATGTTTTTCTAAAACGGTTGCGTTGTTAGCTTCTTCCGCATTCTTGATAAGATCGTCAACGATAATAATGTCAGCACCGAAACCAGTCGCTGTACCTGTTGGACTTGTAGCCAAGTAGTTATTATAGCCGCCTTCCAAACTCCACAAATTCATAGCTGCATCGCCATATTTTATATGCGTATCTGGAAAAATGTCGTTAAACACAACAACGTCTTCATCTGCCTTCGTTTCCTGAATAGCATTTCTGACATTTTTCGAAAATACAGTTGATAACGTTTCGTTGTACGAACCAGTCATTATCTTTTTATCGTTGTCATTTCCAAGCAACCACTGAACGAACATGCCTGCCGTCCTTGATTTTCCGTGTCTGGGTGGTTCATTGATAACCAACACATTATGCTCGTTGTCACTTAAAAAGCCTTGTAAGTCATTACAAAGCTCGACTAAGTATCTACGAGATGGTTTGTAGAAGTCGCTTGCCATCAAATGACAATAGTAAAAGAAATCGCGACGAGCTAACTCAAAACGTGCTTGTTGCCTGATTGCCGCTCTATCCATCATCAATCAACTTCCTTAACTCATCCGTTGTCAAGTCGGCAAATGGGTTGGTTTGGTTGATATTGACTTCACCATCGTGTGTCACTGCTTGTTTTGTTTTAAAATCGTTGTCACGACGTTCTAAGTACCATTTTGACAAGTCTATATCCCCATCTTCAATCGCTTTCGATATATTAAGTTTTGCCCGTGTTTTCACACGTTGCTTAAGCAACTCTTTTCGCTCCGAAAATTCAGGATTTTCCTTACAGTAATCATAAAGAGTTGTGGTTCCTATATCAGCTAGAAGACAAGCTTCTTCATCGCTCAATCCTCTCACAAACAACTCTTCTAATTTCCGTAGTGTTCCTTGCGTCATCTTGGTTGGTCTACCACGCTTTGTTTTCGCCAATATCATCACCTCCAATCAAAATTAAAAAAGCCACACTTCGTTGTGTGACTAATGCATATTAGGTCTTGGTCCGATATGCGATTGACAAGACCGTCAATCCTGTCCTGATTGATCTCAGGTACCTGCACCTGTAGACCAATCTCAGCAGACTTATTCAAATTCTTTTGAACTTGACCAGCATAACCACTAACAAGCTCGAAATTCCGCCCTAGCGTGTCAGCCAAGAGTCTATTTGCTATGTTGTAGTACATTTTACCGTCTGGCAACTTATCGCCAGTCACAGATAAACTGAGAGCCTCCGCCAAAATGTCTCCAACTTCAAGAGCAAAATCATTTGCTGTGGCATAGGTTGCCTTTTTATTTTTAAGTTTGACAAAAGCAGAGCTGATGATGTCACTTTTTCCATAAGCAACCTCAAACTTATCCTGAACCTCTTTCAGCAAGCTAGGTAGGATATCATCATTCATTTGCTAGCACCTCCGCTACCTTTGGAGTGGCTGACATATCTCCTTCAATCCCGGTCAAATCACGAATGGTTTCGGCGTTGATATAGCCAGGTAAGGCTTGATTAAGTTTGATAGCACCATCGCCAATTAAGGTCAACATATTGGCATCCGCCTCAAAGAGTGGTTCCCACTTGATTTTTGTATTGAGAAACTGCTCTCTAGTGTACTGGTATCTATCCCGTAAACAAACGGCCACATAGGCTACATTTAACAGACCTGATGCGGTCCGTCCCTTTGGTCGCAGTCGAATTACTAGGGCAGGCATGTACAATCAGTTGGCAGCTAAGCGAACCCTAGAGCGTGCAGAAGTGACAGCAGAGTTTTACTCGTTCCCTCAAAAATATGTTTTGGGAACTAGTCAAGATGCTGACCCGATGGAGAAGTGG